CAAAATCTTTGGTTGTTCGATGTACAAGCCGTCAACAAAAGATGGCTGTATCAAATTTTGTCAAAACATTAACTCAGAAGCAATCAGCTTACTGGGCAACTAAAAGTGATACTCCAACGAAAGAAGAGGCTTATGCCGTAAAATTTTCGGGAGGATCAAGTTGTGGAAAATCAACGCTTATGAATATGGTTTCTAAGACTATTTTGTATGCTTATGGTCACAATCCAGAAGAACAAGGATTAGTTGTTTCAACTAATATTGAAGAATCTTATGAATCTTCAGTTTTACCAATACATAAAATAATTGGATGTGATGATGTTGCAAATAACAAAAACAAGAAACCTAATTATGATCGTCTATTGAATTACAAAAATACCATTCCACGCCCGCTTGAAAAAGCAGGTGTTGATGAGAAAGGTACTATGTTTCCAATGAATGATGCGTTGTTAGTAACAACAAATGATGAAACTTTACGTGCAAAAGAATGTTCTGTATGCCCTGAAAGCATACTGCGGAGATTCGATTTGGATGTCGAAGTGAGGATCAGACCTGAATATCAAAACAAATTTGGTGGTCTTGTAAAATTAGACACCATGAATTGGAGCGTGTACGAATTTGTACTAAAACGCTTTTCTCATATCGAAGCAGAGCAAGATATTGAGAACGATGATATCGATGAAGAACCTCGGAGACCAGGACAAATTGTGTGGGAAATTATCTCACGCAATGAATGGAATCCCCACAATGATATGGAGCATGATTTGCATGCTCTATGTGCATTTATATCGCAAGATGTATTACGTCACAAAAAGGCACAACAATCAAAGATGAAATCTCAAGTTGAGATTGATTCAAAAGGTTTTTGCCCTATGTGTAAAGTACCAGGTGTACTTTGTACTTGTATTAAAGATAAAGAGCCAGAGGCTGTCGCAATGGCAGGCTTTGGAACTCTATGGTCAGGTATGAGTACAAATGAGTTGTGGGATGCAAGGTTAGCTTTACAGAGCTTTCAAGTTTTGTATCGTAAAACTCTACTAGCACAAAAAGTATGGCACCAACGTGATACAATTAAAAATCTAATTTTTGGATTATTTGGTTGCATTTTTGTAGGTGCTTTACTTGGACCAACTTTGGCTCAATGTATTTTGGCTGGATTAGTTAGTTTGTCTGTATACAAATATCAGAAAATGATTAATGAGATTGATGAGGAAATTTCCCGTCGCTCGGATCAAATTTCAAGTTTATGTATAGATATTCGAGAACATTTAGAAAATAATGCTCGAAAATATTTTGCAGGAGCAGCAGCAATTTTTACTGCTTACAAAATTTACAAAGCTATTCGTCCAATGATTAAGCCACAAGATAAAACAAGCTTTAGAGATACTTTATTAGAGGTATTCCCAAAAGTTTTGGATTGTCCACCGAAAGGTCATAATGTTTTTAAAATTCAAGATGAAAGAGATTATAAAGAAGGATATTCTAGGTTAACACCAAAAGAAACATCTGTATCAAAAACTACAACATCTGAAGATTTACAGCAAGCAATTGCTAAAGCATTAAGAGTGGTTTATGTAAAATCACGAGGAAATTATTATGGTACTGTTAATGGTATCATGGTTGCAAGCAATGTACTTTTAGTACCTGCGCATGTTATACCATATACATTTCCTTTTGATATTGAAACAACCACTGTACCAGGTGTTCCTAGTGCAAGTACAAAAGATCAAAAATTAACAGAAGAATATTGTTATATTGATCGCGAACACGACCAAGCTTATATTCATTTAGCTTCAAGTCCAGCGTCAACTGATTTTTCACAATTTTTCGCAGAAGATTATCCACAATTTTATAGTAGAGATACTACAATTTTGTGGAAATCTCCAGAGAATGAAGTGAAAGTATCTAGACAACAAGCTAGACCTTTAACAGAAGATCAAGAGTACCAAGGTGCTCTAGAAAAACCCGGTTTATTCTGGGGAGAATCCCATAAATGTACAACATTGAGGGTAAAGAAAGGCCAAGGACTAAGAGCTGAATTAGAATTCAAAGGTTTTGGTGGTCTATGTGGAGCACCATGGATTGATTCCCATAAAGGAATTATCTATGGTTTCCATGTAGCGGGATTTATGAATACCAGAACAGGAATTTCCACTGGTGTGATTAGACCACAAATTAAAAAAGCTTTAGATTCTTTAAAGAGAACAAGTCCAACTTTAGTAGTACATTCTGCTAGTGAAGTCCGCGTTGATACTTATGGTTTACCATACACAATTGTGAATGAGAAACCGCATTATTTGCGTGAAGATGGAACTAAGAATTCTACCGTTGTAACATATTACGGTAAAGTTCTAAAAGAAGGACAACCTCTAGAATCAAGAGCTAGAACTCCATATATACCAACACCTTTTGAAGGTGTTAAGGAAGAATTTGGAGAAAGCAAACACCGACCACCAACGAAAGTTAATGATGTTGCTAAGGGTATGAAAACTTTGAATAAGTTAACAAATCCAGTACAACATTATGAAGGTGATATTCTATTGAAGGCTATTAAAGATTATAAAGATCACACTCTAAAAGCTGTTGTCGATAATATCGATGAAGCAAAAGAAATGTTGAGAATTTATAGTCAAGAAGAGGCTTTAGATGGAATTGGTGAATTTGGTCTAGGAGGATTACCTAATGATACATCAGCAGGTTTTCCAATACAGAAAAGCAAGAAACATTGTTTAGTCAGAGATCCCATGGATGAATCACTTGTAGAAGTTCCACGGAAATTCAATGACAAATATGATATCCAAGCGGAAATCGATAGAACAATTGATTGTTGGAAGAATGGTAAGAGATCAGAAACTATCTACAAAGCAAGTAGTAAGGTTAATGAACTATTACCAAATCAAAAAGCAGTCGAAAAAGTTCGTAAATTTTATGGTAGCTCTTTTGCAAATTTTGTCGCATCGCGACGAGTATTGGCAGGAGTACCTAGATTTATGCGAAAATTTTGGCGTAAAACTGAATGTTTAGTTGGTATAAATGCCACTTCAAAAGAGTGGGATGAATTCCATGAATATTTAACAGCTTATAGTTCTACCAATATGATTGCTGGTGATTTTTCTGGTTTTGATACCAGGATGGCCGCTCAAATTACAGCTGCTGCAGCTAATATCATGATTTCATGGTATGAAGCAGCGGGATGTAATGAAGATGAGATCGAACTTCTTCGTGGAGCTTTATCTGATATCGTACATCCAAATATCTTGTTTGACGGAGATTTATATAAATTTGCAAATGGTAATCCATCTGGAAATTTGATCACCGTTCAACTCAATAGTATTTGCAACTCTATCATGATGCGTTATGTTTATTACGCAATGATGCCAAGAATTTCAGAACCATTTGCCAACAATGTAAGATTGGGGACATATGGTGACGATAATGCTATGTCTGTGAAACACCATTGTAAATGGTACACACATACTAGTTGTCAAGAAGAATTTGAAAAACTTGATATTGGATATACTATGGCAGAGAAAACAGCAATTTCAAGACCTTATATTCCTATCAGCGAAATTAGCTTTTTAAAGCGAAATTTCAATGTGCACGAAACATTGGGTAAAATTGTTGCTCCTATTGAGAAAGACTCTATCTTGAAGAAATTTTATTATATCAAGAAACCAAATGAAACTCCATTATGTCCCGCAGAACAATTCGGTGCTTACACTGATGGTGCTTTTCGCGAAGCATATCTGCATGGACAAGTATATTATGAAGAGTTTACAGAATCTATCGCAACTATTGTGCGTAAGAATTCTGATTTAAAATATGCTGTTAATTTCATCCCTTATACAGAGATGACAAAAATATTGCTACCTTATTATAACCCAGATTATGTGAATGATAATAAAAAGTTATTCATGGAATCATGTGGGTATGATGAGGACAATATGACACTATAAGTGTCACTTTTAAAAGTGCTTTTTCGAATTGTGCACTTTAACCTACGGGATACGAATTCGAGCATCAGTATTGGTTACGGCGTGGATGAACCGGTTAGGGTTAACAGAGCGAACGCTTGCTGATGCAGCATGTATTATTACATACTGACACTTCTCAGGAGACTTTTTAATGCGAAAGTTATCCAGAAGTAAAAACAAATCAATGTATTACTATTTTTACACTTTACAAATTATATTACTTTATTTATTATTATATTTCATTTTTATTTGTTATCATAACGAGTCTCTCTTTTTTGAGTACTTGTCTTGATCGTTTATGTATTATAGAAGAGCTACTATCGAAGTCTTCTGCCATCCGAGTTGGTGCAGAAGAAGTAGCTGGCTATACAAGGAAACGTTTTATGGATCGTTTGACATGGCTTCGTGAGCTATGTAGATTCAATGCGTCTAACTTTTATAGTAAAAGAACATTCGAGAGGGTTTCCCACACACTAGAGAATTTAAAATTAGATGATTCTAACGCAAGATTGCGTATACAACCTTATTGTATAGTGTTAACAGGATACCCAGGAACTGGTAAATCCAGTTTCGCAATTCAAATCGCGGCGGCATTTATACGCCACCGATATGGAAAATTCAAAAGCTCAGACCTTGTCACATTGAACGAAACTGATGAATATCAATCAGAATTTCGTACTAATCATAAGGTTGTCATTTTTGATGATGTAGGTGCTAATAAATTAAATACTAGTAAACCAAGTCCATGGCGTAAAGTCATAGATTTTGTGAACAATATTAGAAAAACAGCACTTAACCCTAATGTCGATATGAAAGGAAATGTTTATATCGAACCTGAACTGATTATTATCACAACCAATTTACAAATAAGTGATTATCAAATTAGTCATTGGGTTGAATGTCCTAGTGCAATTATGAGGCGTATTAAGAAACACGTTTTAGTTTTGCCTGGACATAAAAATTGTCAAATATCAGAGTTAGTGGCACAAGTTCAGAATACAAAATCTACTTATGATTATAAAAGTGAATTTGAGTTACAACCTGTTATGACACGAGAGGAATTTATAGAGCATATGCTTCCAGAAAGTATGGAGTATATGAAAGATCAGGAAAATTTTGTTAATAAGATTAATGCAGAATTTAATGATGATCCTCCAAAATCCGTTTTCCATTGTTTTTATGATGATATGATCGAACCATATTTACCTAAAAAGATGATCTTAACTCAAGAAATTGAGAAGAGGTTACCTATATGGGATAGATTTGTTAGATTATTCTGTCTACCAAGCGATAAAATTGCCACTTGTCAATTATTAGAACCACAATCTGGTTTTGAACAAGTAAAATCAAAAGTCGTTCTCGAAGAAGAGAATGCAATCAAATCTATGATAGAAGATCACTCTTTACCTTTTAGGCAAAGAGATCTTCCGTGTGATGAATTCATGCTAGATGTAATTGATACCAAACCTGAAGATTTTTCCCTTTGTTTACACGAATGGGAAAATAAACATGGTGTTGGTGATCTTGTATTTGCATGTACACATAAACACACAAAATATTATATCGTAGTTGAAATTAAATCATCTAACTTTCCGAAAGCGAAAGAACAAACTGAAAAGTATGCTAATTCATTGCATACATATTTATGTTGTTCAAAGGTCAAGAGAACACAGGTATTATTATTACCTATTACGAAAACGCAATATGCATTCAAAGCATATCTGCATAACTCGTTAATTCCTCGACCTATTTTGCTTAAAGTTAGAAAATGGATGATAAGATTTCAAGATCGTTGCGGTGCGATCGATTTACAAACATTAGATAAACCTTGGTTAACATGGTTGGATGCAGAAATGCTTCCATATTATGATGATCAAGGCAATTTTCTCCACAAAAAGTGGTGCGATGATTTGTAAATTTGAGTTTTTAGCTCTCCCTTATGGGAAACATTCTACAACTAGGTTGTAAAGAGATGTTTTTATCAGAGAGCTTGAAGCTCCTGAGAAATTTTTACTCTTTATTAACCAGCATAGTTATGAATGGGGCTAAGCTCTTGCTTAATTCTTCGTAGATAAACTCATAACCTATTG